CGCCCACGTGGCCCGATCGCTTCGACCTTGCCGACATTGCCCGCAAGCGTGCAGACTACAGCCGGCTGGGCATGTCCCATACTTTTGCGCAGGAGTTCATGTGTCAGGCCGAGGACCCTTCGAGCAAACCATTCACGGCTGGTTTGATCCGTGTCGAGCCGACTGTCCGCACGTGGCACGCTGTCTACGCGATGTGCGATCCGGCACGGTCGGTCAAAGCAACGTCAGCTTCAACTGGGATGGCAGTGTGGAGCTGGCTTTCAAACCGATTGATTGTATGGGACGCGTGGTGTGGGTTCTGGCAGCCGGATCAGATAGTCAGCGAGATCTTCAAGATCGACGCCCTCTACTCACCGGTGGCGATCGGGATCGAGCGTGATGGGCTGGAGGAGTTCATCCTCCAGCCGCTGCGCCACGAGCAGGTCAAGCGTGGGGTCAGCATCCCCATCCGCCCGCTGCGCGCGCCCGCCGGCAAGCTTTCCTTCATCACCGGCCTGCAGCCCTATTTCAAGGCGGGCGAGGTGATCTTCGCCAAGGAGTGCCCGCAGGCGCGCGAGCAGTTCCTGAACTTTCCATCAGGCAGGATAGATATCCCCAACGCGCTCGCCTACGCGCTCACCCTGCGTCCGGGGCAGCCGGTGTACGACGCCTTCAACAGCACGCACATCGTGGACGATCTCACTGCCCGCTCACGCTCCACCACGTGGTGCGCGCTCAACTCCGACGGGCGGTGCACGACCGCCGTCCTGGTCCAGCCGGTAGACGGCGCGCTGCACGTCCTTGCCGATCGCGCGCGTGAGGGCGAGCCCAGCGCGTGGCTCGGCGATATCCTCGCCGAGCTTCGCCTGGAAGCAGGCGGACAGATGCGCTTGCTGGTTCCCCCTGCCCACTATAACCAGTTCTCGCCCGTCGGGCTGCGCGCGGCGCTGCGCTCGCTCCCTGCAGAGTGCACGCGCGGCGGCGACCCGGCGGCTGGACGGGCCGCGATCACTTCCCAGTTGAACCGGCTCGCGCATGGGCGTCCGGTGCTGCAGATCTCCACGTCTGCGCGCTGGACGCTCAACGCCTTCGCCGGCGGCTATTGCCGGGAGCTGAACCGGCAGGGTCAGCTGATGGCGGAGGCCTCCACCAATACCTACGCCGTGCTGATGACCGGCCTGGAGAGCTTCGCCGCGGTCATGCGTGCGGTGGGCAGCGACGAGGACGATGAGCGGCACTATGCTTTCACCGGAGATGGGCGTAAGTATCTGACATCGAGGCCCGCACCGGGGACGCTGGACCATGGCCGACGATGATGACCTTGTCGATGAGCTGACCGACGACGTCATCGATGCGGTCGAGGATGCCGCCGTCGGGCTGCCGCGGCGCCAGGACATCTCCAAGCGGCCGGCAATCAAGAAAGAGCTGCTGGCGGTCTTCAAGGAGGTCGAGGAAGGCTTCCGCGATCAGTGGAACCGGTCGAACGAGCAGCAGGATTTCTGGGACATCTACAATTGCCTTCTGACCGGCAAGCAATTCTACACGGGGAACTCGAAGATCTTCGTGCCGGTCGTGCACAATGCGGTCAACGCACGCAAGACCCGTTTCACCAATCAGATCTTTCCGCAGGCGGGGCGCTACGTCGAGGTGACCAGCTCCGACGGTACCCGTCCGGACGCGCTCGCCTCGTTGCTGGAGCACTACGTGCGCAAGGCCAAGCTGCGCACCCGGGTGATGCCCGCTTTGACCAAGGCGGGCGACATCGAGGGCCAGTACAACGTCTACGTCAGCTGGTGCAAGCGCAAGCGGCACGTGACGTGGCGCGCGCCGGTGCAGCCGGAGATGATGCAGGGCGTGCCCAATCCGGCGATGCTGCCGATGCTCGACATCCAGCACGAGGAGCTGGAGGCGGCGCATCCTGAGGTCGAGGTGATCGCCGATGCTGACATCTGCGTCCTGCCTACCACTGCCGACAGCATCGAGGAGGCGCTGGACGAGGGCGGCTCGGTGACCGTCATCCGGCGGTGGGGCAAGGCCAAGATCAAGCAGATGATCAGGGATGGCGCCATCCGCAAGGACGAGGGCGACGACCTGATCAAGCGCATGGCCAAGAAGGGCCCGCCTGAGGTGGTCAATCAGGCCAAGACCTTGAGCGACGCTGCCGGCATCAAGGGCGAAGGCAAGAAGCACGCGCTGGTGTACGAGACCTTCACCATGCTGGAGGTCAAGGACGAGCGCCTGCTGTGTCAGGCGTTCTACGGCGGCGAGCAATCTATTCTCGGCTGCCGGCGCAATCCGCTGTGGTGCGACAAGATCCCTCTCCTGTCCGTCCCGGTGGAGAAGATGGGCGGGCTGTTCAAGGGCAGATCCAAGATCGCCGACTGCTGTGACCTGCAGTATGCCGCCAACGATGCCATCAATCTGGCCTGGGACAGCGCCGGCTATTCCATGCTGCCGATCGTGATGACGGATCCGGAGAAGAACCCGCGCACCGGCTCGATGGTGATGTCGATGGCGGCGGTGTGGGAGACCTCGCCCAAGGATACCCAGGTGGTGAATTTTCCACCTCTCTGGAAAGACGGCTTTGCCCTCGTGAACGAGTGCAAGCAGGAGGTTTCACAGACCCTTTCTGTGTCACCTGCGGCGATCACGCAGGGCAGCTCCAAGACCGCCGGCGGACGGCCCAATCAGGCGATCGTCGCGCAGGAGCAGCAGATCGACATCCTCACCACGGCCGACAGCGTCACCGTGATGGAGGAGGGCATCCTCACGCCGATGCTCGACCTGTTCATCGAGATGGATCATCAGCACCGCGATGACGACATCACCATCCGCGCGTTCGGTGAGATGGGATTGCGCGCGGGCATGGAGCGCATCCCGCCGATCCAGATGGACCGGCATCACCAGTTCCGCTGGTTCGGGGTCGAGCAGGCGCGCGGTGCCCAGCAGATCCAGCAGCAGATCGCGGCGATGAACGTGATCCGCGGGATCCCGCCGCAGCAGATGAACGGGTACACGGTCAATCTGGTGCCTGTCATTACCCAGCTGGTCGAGAATACGTTCGGCCCGCGGCTCGCACCGCTGGTGTTTGTCTCGCCGGAGGCGCAGATGCCGGTGCCGGTCGATCAGGAGAATATGCTGATGGCCGAGGGCTTCGAGGTGCCCATTCATCCCCAGGATGATGACCAGCAGCACATTCAGGCACACATGGGGCTGCTGCGCGCGCTGCAGGCGGGGCAAGGCGGTAGCGGTAGTCCGAAGAAGATCCAGAGCCATATCTTCAAGCATGTGCAGCAGGGACAGGCCAAGCAGCAGGCACAGATGCAGGCGCAGCAGGGGCAGCAGGGCGTTCCTGGCGGCGCGATCGGCGGGCAGCCGCAGCCCGGGGTCGCCGGCACGCCGCGGATTGGTGCGCAGCCGGGACAGCCGCGGACACAGGGACCGCCGGGAATGATTGCGCAGGATCAGATGCAGGATCCGCGGGTGATGCCGCGGCGCGCGGGGTGATGATGACACGCCGGGCAGCCAGAAGGAGCGCACCCGATATGCTGACGACGCTGCGTTTGGGTGCATCACAGGGTCGGGGGGCTGGGTACCTGTGGGGAAGCGTCGCCAGCGTGGTCATCCTGCTCCTTCTGGCGTTCGTTGTCTACTCCACGGCGTTCAAGACATGGTGTGCCCGGCACGAGCGCGGCTGGGACGGGGAACAGACCTGGGGGCAAAATAGTTTTGGTGATGACGCTGGCAAGTGTGTACAAAGCAAATCACTGTTCAGCTTTTGAAGGGAGACAGACCGATGCAATGGAGTGTGGCCGAGCAGACTATTCCAGCTGCGGCTTTTGCCGGGGACGAGCACCCGCATCTCACATCGATCAGCTTGCGTACAGATCCCAACCGGTCGCACCTCGTGATCATGGAGCTGCACGTCGAGGCGGGCTCGGAGCTTGCCGGCTATGCTCTGCTGTTCAACCGCAATGGCGAGCTGGTGTCCTCCGAACAGATCAAGGCGCCGCCTCCGCCTGAAGGTGAGACGCACGCTGCCTCGCATCATGCCAGTGCCGGGAAGAAGAGATGACCTTCAAGCGCGCGCTGCTGCTGACCTGGGTGGCGCTGGTCGCTGGCATCGTCAGTTACGCTGTGGCGCAGCAGTCGGCACCCAATGAGATCAATGGCTGCATCGTGGTGGGTGTGGCGCCTACCTACACTGCTGGTCAGCGGGTGATTTTCACCTGCAACACGAGCGGCCAGCTGCGCATGAGCACGACACCCTGATGCAGAACATTGGCTTGATCTTTCTGGTCTTTGCCTTCGTCTTCGCGGTCATCGCTGCCTGTATCATGGAGAGCAACGGGCGCTGGCAGTTTGGTTGGGCAGCGATTGCGTTCTGGATCGCGGCAGAGTTGATCGGTGGACTTGGAAGAGTTCTGCACTAGGCAATTTTGGCTCATGCTGACCACTGTCATGCTGTTTGCGGTCAGCATGGCGCTTGTATCAAACTGGTTGTGGCCAGCATCTTGACGATCCACCAGATCGGGTATTAGTCTTCCCGCCGTTTCCGATTTGCCCCCGTCACCGGGCTATTTCGACCTGCCCCCGTAAGGGGCCATCCGAGTAGTGACGTAATCACGGAGGAACCACGTCATGGCAGATGACGAGGATGATGATGCACAAGTCGAGCAGACAGACGACGAGGACCGGGAGCCAGGGGCCGAGGGTAGCGATGCCGGCGGGCAGGACACCGGAGACCGGGACGAAGCGGGCGATCTATCCGCCCAACGCACTGACGCAGAAGGTGACGAAGGGGAACCACCGTCGCGGGGCGCCCCACAGTCTGAGACCCAGCCGCGAGGGAGCGCACGATACCAACGATTAGCCAACGAGAACCGTGAATACCGCGACCGGCTGGAGCGGCTGGAGCGGGAACGGGAGAACGACAGGCAGCAGTGGCAACGGCAGCAGCAGAGCTTAACGGAGCAGCAAGAGCGCGAGCGTATGGCGTTGATGACGCCGGACGAGCGCGCCGAGTTCCGTATCTCACAGCACCAGCAGCAGACCGCTGCGCAGCTGCGCAATTTTCAGATGCAGACCGCGATACAGATGGACAAGTCGGCATTCGACGCCAAGGCCGCGGTCAACCCGGTTTACCGTCGCATGCAGACGGCGGTCGAGGACATGTTTCAAGAACAAGTGCGAAAGGGTCAGCCAACCGATCGCGAGACCATTCTGTTTCACCTGCTCGGCAAGCGCGCCGTGCAGGGGGCAGAGAACCCGCGCGTGCGCCAGCAGGCCAAGCGCCGGGTCGAGAACCAGCGGGTCGTGCCGTCATCCGGCAAGGGTGATACGGCGCGGCGTTCTGGCGGACGCATGAGCACAGCCGAGGAGCGGCTGAAAGACGTGTTGATATAGCGGGCGCCTCCGGCCCGCGCAGCCAGCGAGGGCCATCATGGCGACCATCGGCGGTCAGACTGCCAACATCGCGTCCCAGTTTTCTGCGGACGTCGTAGCCTACATTGCAGAGAAAACGCTGCCGCTGGCGCGCAAGCAGCTGGTGGCTTATCAGTTCGGTGATCCTCTTACTTTGCCGAAAGGGCGCGGCGTCACTTACACGGCGACGCGGTACATTCGTCTGCCGCTGCCGATCGCGCCGATTTCGGAAGGCGTGCCGCCGATCGGGCAAACGATGTCCATCCAGCAGGTGTCAGTCACTGCCTTGCAGTGGGGCGACAAGGTGACGATCACCGACGTCGCCGAGATGACCATCTATCATCCCTTGTTCACTAAGGCCACCGAATTGGTCGGCTTGCAGGTCGCGGAGACCCTGGAGCGCAACACGTTTCAGACCCTGCTGGGAGGGACGACCTTCAACTTCGTCAATTCGCGTGCCACGCGCGCGGCCCTGGTCGCCGGCGACGTGCTTTCGCCGTTCGAGGTGCAGCGCGCTTACTCGGCCCTGTTCAACGCCGGTGCGCCGCGGTTCTCCGGCGACGAGATGACCGACGCTAAGCTGGAGGCTGATGCCGGCGGCGCGAAGGCATCAAACAATCCGCGCATGATGCCGCATTTCACTGCGATCATCCACCCGTTTGTTGCTGCCGATATGCGGCAGAACTCGCAGGTGGTCACTGCGTGGTCATTTTCGGACATAAATCGCCTGTACAATTACGAGGTGGGTGAGTTCAACGGCATCCGCTTCTGTGAAAGCAACATGGTGCCCTCGTTCACCGGTTTTACCGCCGGCGCCAATGCTTCGACGACAGCGCTTGTTGCGTCCGGCGGCACTCTCGCCAACGCAACCACCTATTCCGTGCAGATTACCGGCACTGACGGGCAGAACCAGTTTGAAAGTCAGGTGTATGGGGTTGTCACGCTCGCCGCGACTGTCAACGCCGTAAGCTCGATCGCTGTTACCGTTCCCAACGTCGCCGGTTATACCTACAGCGTCTACGTTGCGCCCAACTCTGCGACCATGGCCGGTGCCAGCCTCGGCGTGCTTTCTGCCGGCACTGCGTCAGCCGGGCCGACGACAGGCGCTTACGCTGGGCTGGCCACGCAGCTTGCGCCGGGGGCTTCTGTGGTGATTGCAGCCGCTACCGGTGCGCTGCGGCAGCCGCCGGCGGCCCCCGCCAACGGCATTACGACCTACGCAACCTTCGTGATTGGTCGCGGCGCCTATGGTCAGGTGCAACTTGACGACGTCAAGTTCACCTATCTGAAAGAGGCGGACAAGAGTGATCCGCTCAATCAGCTGCGCGTGGTTGGTTGGAAGACCTTCTACGGCACGCTGATCGAGAACCAGAACTTTTTCATGCGGATCGAGAGCGTGTCGGCCTTTGGCGGTGGCCAGCAAGGCTTCGATCACAACGTCCTGCAGGCTTCGTAAGGAGGTCACATGGCAACGTCTACTTTGGGCACGGCGGCGACCTCGACGTTGACCGCCCTGCCATTTGTCTACGGCCTTGTGCCGGCTGATTTTGCGACGATCGCCGCGGCGATCAAGCGTGATACGCACAATGCGAGTGTGACAACAGGCCTGAGTGGGCCGCAGCCGCCGCTCGGTTTGCCATTCTCGCGCTCCGGTGTTCTGATCATACCGGAGCGCGGCACCTTGAAATTGTTTCCCGGTGACTACGTCGGTGTTGACGCGACGGGCTGGCCTATCCTGCTCTCGGCACGTGCGGCGGCATCAGCTTCATGGGTGCACACATGAGCAAGGAAAAAGACAAGGACGGTCTGCTGACCGTTGAGGAGCTGCAGGCGCTTGAGACCGAGGTTCAGCGCGAGCTGGACAAGGAGCAGAAGACCAAGGCGCGCGAGGCGTTGAAGAAGGAGATGATGGCCAAGGCGCGCGTGGCGCGCGGGCTGCGGGAGGCCTCTGAGCTGGTGCAGATCGAGCTGCCGGAGGACAGCAACCGCATCGTCATCAATCAGGTTCCGTTCATGCATGGTAGGACCTACGAGGTGCCTGCAAGCTTGGCCATGCAGCTGCGCGAGACCATGTGCAGATCCTGGGAAAATCAGGCTGTGGTCGAAGGCCGGCGCAAGGATTTCTACACCAAGCGTAACACGCGCATGTCGGGGCTTACGGGGGCCACGAGCAACGCTCCTTTCTTGCGAGGGTAAGGCATGGACGCGCCCGACGTCGAGAAGACGCCATCGATCGGCATCTCTTATCAGATCCAGACCCGGCAGAGCCGGCAGCTGGTACTGCAGTCGTTTGTCGAGCGTGATTGCAAACCGGAGGAGCTGAATGCTTTGTTAGATAAAATGCGCAATGCCGGCGAGCGGCAGATGGCGTGGGAGAAGATCGACGATCTGACCTTGCAGCTCAAGCAGGAGTACATCAGCGCGGAGCAGCAGCAGGTCAGGATCGAGACTGATGCGGCGCGCATCAAGCAGGATTGGAACGGCCGTCGTCGCGGCGACGTGCAGCTTACTCCATCTGAAAAACAGAAACAGCAGCAGGCGAACGAGACAATAGAAGGCATCAGAACGCGGATCGCGACCATCAATGAAGCCTTGGCTGCGTTCAAGGCCAAGGTGGGCGCGTCCGATGCCACCGTATGAATGGGATGCCTACGAGGAGGAGGCCAACGCGCCGGATGATCCCGACAATTGGGTCGAGTTCAGCGATGAGGATTGAGCGTGGCGCTTACCGCAGCACAAGTCATCGATCTTTCCTGTCAGATCGCCAAGTGTCCTGCCTTCACCACGCAGGCGTTGCAGATATTGAACGCGGTTCTGCAGGAGCTGCTGCTCGACTATGATTTTCTCAGCATCCGTAAAACTTTTAATTTCAATTTCGATACTGGTGCTAGCGGGCTTGGGTATGCTCC